CGGGAGAAGGCACGAAAAGAATTAAAAAAGGGAAAGCAGATGTGGTTGAAGCCGAGTTCGAATATGGAAAGGCAAGCGATGGGACTTCCATTGCGATGGAAACCGAAAAACTTATCCCGGAGCTGAAAGCAAATATTTGTTCTTTTTCCCGGACCCTTGGGATCATTCTCCCTGGATTTTGTCCGGATAGGAAACTGGATAAACCTCCATTTATAACATTTGAAAATCCAAGCTAATGGCGAAATTATTATCGGATCAGGATTTTGCGGATATTAGGGCCGCCGTAAATGATGTCATTGAAACATTTGCACAATTGCCCATCGTTTATAAAAAACTCCGCAGGCGTACACTGTCAAGGTTTAATCGTGAAAGTACAACCGATCAACATTTTGATAGTTATAATTTCAATGCCCTTGAGGTTTGGGGAAATAAAGGATCGGACGGCACTTTACAAACTGATGAAAAGGGAAAATGGGATTTATCCGGGGGTTATCTTTTAATGGCTTTTGATGATATCAAAACGGCTAATCTAATCGATGCTTCCAATAATCTCCTCATGGAACCTGAAGTTGACAAAGTTGTTATTAAGGGGATTGAATATGAAATAACCGGGGCAATGGTGGCGGGACAATTAAAGGATAAAGAGGTAGTGGTTAAAATCCAATTTAAGAAGGCTTTAAAAAATGGCTAAAGTTACTCGTTTCGGTGATTGGGATAAAGCCCGGCGATTGAGCAAGAATTTAAAGAATGAGATCGTCGAAGCCAATAAAGTGGCATTAAGACAGGTGGGCCTGAAAACCGAGCGCATGGTTGTTAAGTACATTCAGAGCCAGCCTTCAATATGGCCCCCCCTGAATGAAACATATCTCAGGAGAAAAGAGAGGCAGGGATTCAGTAATTTAATGCTCCGGAAAACCGGCTCTTATATTAATAAAATTACGAGCCATGTTATTGATGCCAATAGCTTGGTATTTGTTGGTTTAAAAAGTGGAACTGTCTCCAAGGAAGGCGAAGACCTGGTCACAATAGGACATGTAATGGAATATGGCAGTGAGAAAAGAAATGTAAAAGCCCGTCCTCATTTTGGTCCGGTACAAAAACTCATGTCACGAAAGATCCGCGAAGAGCAATTATTTACATTTTATTTAAACCAACAATTAAAGCGAAGATATGGGCTTAAATAATGCGGCGCTTTCGATTTTGAACTTGTATAAATAAGTTCTATTTATCGTATAATTAACTTATAAATAGAAGTCATGAAATTAACATTAAAACAGATCGAGCAGGGAATTTCGGAAGCTATCAGGCTCCGGATTGTCGCAAACGGATATCTTCCCGATGTAACAGCTTATGCAACGGATACTTTATATCAAACGGCAAGAAATGCCCTTAAAACTGCCGGTAAACAAATAATTGAGTGTTTCATTGGTGGCAGTTATAAAAGTAACGAGGAATTAAAGAGCAATGATGTCATAATTTCCAGATATGCAAAAGACCCGGCTGCAACTGGCACACTTCCAACATTACAATATCTTAAAGTCACCGGGGAGCCTGAATATACAAAGAAGAAAACCCCGGAAGGATTCTTTGATATAACTTATAAGGTAACTTACATTTGTTATGATGAAAATTATGCAGATATCATTGAAAAAATATTGCACGAGGCACTTGGAACCAGAAGAGTATTAAATGCACTTAATGATAATGGTACGGTTGCAGGTTCCTTCAATCTACAATATAGAAATTATACGGATTTATCCGGTTCGGACTTTATTGAAAGGGCTTATTATTTCCAAACAACCAATATCGATCTAATAGGTGATACCGATTATGCAAATGTTCCGGAGATGAATGAGTTCACCTTTGATCCGGTTCCTGCGGATCATGAAACCATACAGGATGTAGATAATTTTACAGAAAACTAAAAAAATGTATATTTACATAAACAGTATTTTTTAATCTTAAAAAAATCGGAAAATGGCACAAGAATTATCAGGCGCACCCGGCGTAAAACTATCAGTTACCGATCTCTCTATAATCGTGGCCAATTCCCTGAAAGGGATAAATTGCGTTCAACTGGTTACTAAGAGGGGGGAGCCGGGTAAACAATATTTAATCGGCAACTGGAACGAGTTTAAAAGGAAACTTGGTGGACTCATTTCGGGTGTAGACGATCCTTTGATTGCTAAAGCGGCTCTCGACGGGGGTGCGGTTCTGAGAGTAACCAGGGCTTTCCATTATACAGATGTAGACGATCTTGAAACGGCTGCCGGTACGAAAGCTGCCGGGACAATAGCTGGGACGGTTGCAGAAACACTGGCGACTGGAAGTTTTGAAATAGTTGGAGGCTCCGCATCAGCCGGTGTCAATAAGGTTACTTCCGTTACAGTGAATGGCGTCGAAGTCATGGATGTTGACGTAGATTGGGCGACATCAAACAATGCAACAGCGACTGCTGTGGCTGCCCAAATAACAACATTAGCATCATCACCAAATTATGCAGCGGCCGCCGTTAATAATAAAGTTGTTATTTCAGCAGCAGCCGGTTCAGGTTCAACCCCGAACGGATTTGTCGTGGTTGTTACAACTGCAGGGGATGTTGTTACCGGTAATATCATTAATATGGCTGGTGGTATAACCGCTGGAGCAGTTAGTCTTCAACTCGAAGCTGAAGCAGTCGGAACCGGTTATAATGGTACTAAAATTACAACATCTGCACCGAGATCGGGAATTGCAACCAATGTGGATATTAAGGTTGAATTAGTTGATTCGGACTTAATAATCGACTTGTTTGATGTAAATAAAACAGATGCATCCGCTGCAGCAGTTACGGCTCTTAACAGCAAATTAAAAGGTAAAGAAGCAGGGATTCAAATTTCAGCAATAAACGGATCGATACCTCTTGGTTCTATTACTTTAACAGGAGGCTTGCAGGATGTTTCGGCAATTGTCGCAGCAGATTTCAATGGCTCGTCTGTATCAAAAGCTGGATGGCATGCTTTCGATGATGTTACTGATTCGATGCGCATCTGGAATTTCAATAAAGCCATCCCGGAAGTTGACATATACCTTGCCTCTTATGCAACCACACGTCAGGATATGCGGGCGCACACACGTACACAGGCAGGATTAACAGCACAGGGAGTATACGATTATCGGATGGGAACAGGCACTTTCACACATCAGCCAATAGACACATTTTATGCTTCACTTTGGTACACTGATGTTGAGATTACTGATCCCAATGATTCGGATATAAAGGATAAATCAATCACTGCCATCGGGCATTATTGCGCTGCAAGGGCAAGAATGGATCGTATGCTTGGTGAATGGTACTCGGCAGCAGGTGATTTCGGTGGAAAACTAACTGGTATAAACCGTATGAAGTTGAACTTTGGTTCACCGGGCAATGTTGCATTTTTTAACCTGGTTTATGAAGCAGGTGTTAATGCCATTATTGAACATCCGACTTATAAAATCTGCGCTTGGGGAAATCGTTCCTTATTGCTTAATAAAACCAAGCTAACCAGTAAGGATAACATCGCAGATATGGTTGTTTTCATATCGAGAGTGGTTAAGGGTATCGCTGAAGCAATGAGTTTCAGACCCAATGATTTTATCATGTTTAACCTTCTTTACAGGAATGTCCGTCCTTTCATCACCGATACATTGGTTAAAAACCGTGCCATCCAAGGCGACGAATCAGCCACTGCCGGTGAAGGAAAATGGTGGCATTGGCTTGGTGATCAGTTTGCCAAAACACCAGAAGATTTGAGTTTCAATACTCAGTCAGAAGTGGATGCAGGGAAATACAGGGTTCGTTTTGCTTTCAAACCGATTGCAAGTAACGAATATATCGCCATCGATATTGCCCCGGCTGATTCGGCAACTATTTTGAATGTTCAAATTTTGAATCAATTATAAAAACTTGAGTCATGGCTGTAAATAATCCAGTAAAAAATTACGATTTTGCCCTCGAAATAGATGGGGTAAACCAGGCATATTTGCAAGGGGTTACAAAACCCACTGTTGAATTAACCGAACATAAACAGGGTACCGCCGGTAATAACCCCGATGTAAAAACACCCGGAAAGAAGAAGGTCGGCGATCTGGTGTGTGAGCAGGTTGTACCTGCGGAAACAGGGGATCGTGAAATTTGGGCGTGGCTCGAATCCGGTAGAACCGGTTTAAGGCCTGCCTATACAAAAATTGGTTATCTCGTGGAATTAAACGGTGTCGGCGCACCGATCCAGAGATGGTTCCTGAAGAATATCTGGTGTAAGAAGATTGAAGATTCCGGGCATGATACCCGTGAAGATAACAGTGCAGATATTCTCAGAACTGTAACCTTCAGCGTTGAGGATTTTATTCCTGCATAATAATTTTAGTATTAACATTAAATTTTAAAGCATCATGAGTGAAAAATTAGGCATTCAGAACTTGAAAGAAGCTGCAATCGCATTGATTAACACCGGTGAAAAGGTGGACGTGGCTTTAGAAGATGGTAAAGTTTCCGGCATGGAAGCCATTAACATGACCATCTCGGCAGTACCTGCATTGTATAATGTTGCCAAAAATGGCAAACAAATCGTCGCTGAATTTAAGGATTTGGATGATGATGAAAGAACTGATTTGATTGAAACCGTCGCTTCCGAACTCGATTTGAGGAGTGATTACGTTGAGAAGAAAATAGAAAAGGGATTCGCCGTTGCTGTGGCAATTGAAGAATTCCTTTCCCTTAAAGAAGCCGATTTTGAAGGCGAAAATACTGAAGATTAGCTTCTCAAGTTCGTTGTTTTAGTGGTGAAACAACTCTCTTGGTGTGATCCCTGCCCTTAAAAGCAGGGATTTTCTTTTTATTGTAAACTTACAATTAAAAAAATCAATGAATTAATTATCAAGATATTGACGAACTAAAAGTCATTGTAAACTTACAACAGATTAAAAAACATTTGATAATCTTGAAACCTTTTATAACTTAGATTCGTTATACGAATAAAAAGCAACAATAAATAAAGCCAAAAAGATGGAATTCATAGAATTACAATACCAAAAGACTATAATAACCGGTTTTCACAGGTTATTAACAACCAATGAAACAATTGAATTTTACATAGACTTAACAATATTTATTAATTAAAAAGCAACAAAATGAAAAATTTATTCTTATTAACAGTAATTCTTTCTCTTGCCCTTATGGGTTGTGAAAAAGAAAGCATGGAGCCAGAAATTATCAACAATTATGATACTATTTACGTGGCTCAGGAACCTTCAGAAATTGGTGTAATCAATTACAGTTTTGATTTTCCCTATGTTTTTGATACCGAACGTGGATTGATTGGCGTAGGGAATAATAGAGTTGAGATTACCAATAGCAAATTAAGATTTTTTGCAACTTCTTTGAATGCTGAAACCAATACCCACGTCGGAGGTACCGGTGATTTTGACAGCATCAGAATTGATTATGTGGATTTTGATAACGGGATTGTTATTGGAACTATTTTTGGTAGTTATAATTCAGCCGGTGAATTACAGGTAACAAATGGCACGTTCAAGTATGAGGATGGAATATCTTTTGATGTTAGTTATGGTGGCAGTTGGGGTACATTAGAACTTTTCCTTTATAATTAAAACTAAAGTCATGGATGCAAGAATAATGGATACATACGCAGTACTGGTTCCCGAATGCGATATGCAAATGTTGAAACGGCATAAGGATCACTTTGAGGAATTAAAAGCAAGAACCGGATACCTTCAGGAAGCAGAGATTTATTGTTATGAACTTGTTCTGAAAAGAATCAATGAATTAGAGAATGAAACGAAAGAATCAGAAAACCCGGTACCGGCTCAAAACGAACCTGCCAATTAATGGGGCAGGGGAATGTTTCACACCCGATGAGTGGTTTGCCAAATATGGGTATATTAATATAAACGGGAATAATAGTTTTTTTGAACAGGAAAGCGATAAAGGCGACAATAACGAAAATAAATTATAATTTTGAAAGCAAATTCACCCATAAAAATACTACAGTCCGGAAGATAAAGGACTGACACGATTAAGCCCACCATGTCTCATGGCAGGTTTATTGTTGCTTTGAATCCCTCGGTTGGCCCCGGGGGATTTTTTTGTTCCTTATTTTTCGTATTTTTAAGTTTATTAACCATTAAAAAAATAATGAATATGGGAAGTTTTTTTAAAGTAGAAAAGACGGGAACCACGATACTTCCGTCTGGTATTGAAGCTGAACTAACCGGTTTATCCGGTAAGCATCAGGCGATGATCACTATCAATGATGAGGCAAAACGACGTAAAGGTATTGACGAGATGCTACTTAGTTGTCTCAAGAGGCTTGGAGAAAAGACTGATTTCAAAGTAGAGGACATTAAGAAACTCCTCTCTGCCGACAGGAAGCATTTATTGTTTGAATTACGCAATATTTCAAACAATAATGAAAGGCAATTCATTTTTGATTATGAATTCCCCACTCAGGGAGGGAAACGTTTAAAACAACGTTATAATGTCGATTTTCAAAAGGATGATTTTCCGGTACGTCCATATTTCTGGGTCCGGGAAAAAATGGTTCAGGATTATAAAGAATTAAATGGTATTACCGGTAATCTCACAGAGGACGAAGAAAAGGAAGCATTAAAAGAGACTTTCCCTGTGATGTTTACTGACTATTCTGAAATAATGGAACTTGCAATTCAAAAAACTAATCTTCCCGAATGTAAGGTTGATGTTATCTGGAAAATGCTCGATGGCGAGGAAGAAATCAAATATTCCAAGATCATACAGGTTGCAAGTATTACCAGCCACACACAAATTGAAATGAGACGTCCCCAATTTCATAATCCGGAACTGGAAGGTAAACCGCTGCAGAAAGTCCCCCTCGATGAGCTTTCACTGAATGACATTGAGGCATTGCGAAAAGATATCATGCATAAGGAAGGGAATGTAGATTCATTTGTTGTGGTTCAATATAAGAATGATAATTCAATACAGTCACAGGTTGACTTGGTGTCGACACCGGCTTTTTTCTTCTCCAGCTTGGCAATATAGACCTTAATCCCCCTGAAAAGGATATATGCGAAGTTGGACTGTGTGCCGATCTTGAAAGTGTCTGGTTTGATTTGAACTACGGGGGGCTTCGGGTGAGCGAAGCGGAGTTCTACGAATGGGATTATAGTAAAATAGATCGCATGCATGAAAGGATGCTTACTCAAAAAAAGGCAGAGGAAGCAGAGATAAGAAAGATATCATCTAAAAGACAAGGAAATGGCAATATTCGGAGGAGGTAATACAGGAGGCGGATTGGGAATAGGAATTATCTATTCCCTTAAAGATGAATTCTCATCCACTGCGGATAAGATATCATCTAAATTCAGCCAAATGGATGGCATTACTGCCAAAGCCTCTGCCAATATAGAAAAATCCATGAATCGAATGAAGTTAGGGTTTGCATCGATGGCAGTCGGTGCGGCCCTGCTTGCTCCGATTGCTATTGGTATAAACAAGAGCATCCAAATGTCGGATGCCCTTTCCGACGTTACAAAAACAACCGGTATAACCGGTAAAGCCCTTCAGGAATTACGGGTTGATCTGGAATCCATCGATACCAGGACATCGGTTAAAAATTTACTTGAGATTGCAAGGGCCGGAGGGACAATGGGCGTGGCTCAAAAGGATGTCGCAGGATTTACCGAGAGCATGGATAAATTGAACGTGGCCCTTGGTGACCAATTTGCAAGCCCTGAACAATTGGCGGTGGATTTAACCAAGATGAGGAATGTCCTGCTCGATATTAAATCCGATAATATTTCTGCCGATCTGCTTAAAATAGGTAACGTACTTAATTTCATGGGAGCAAACTCTGCGGCCGCTGAAGGTGAAATCACGAGTGTTGTGGGACGTATGGCAGGGCTTGGACAATCCCTTGGAATGACATCGGCTGATATATTTGGTGTTTCGACTGCCCTTTTGGAAATGGGAGTGAACGCTGAAGTGGCAGGATCAAACTTCCCCATCGCATTGCAGCGCATGGCTTCCCATACAAAAGAATTTGCAAAGGTGGCAGGAATGAGTACTGCTGAATTTGAACACCTGGTCAATACCAATATTGTTGAAGCCTTGGGCAAGGTTGCTGTGGGTGCAAAACAACTGGCTCCAACTGCAACACAAATGTCAAAACTTCTCGACGGGCTTGGTCTGGATGGGGCAAGGGTATCGGAGGTTTTCCTGAAACTTGCTTCGAACACCGATTTAATGAGACAAAGAGTTCAGGAATCCGGACAGGCTTTGACAAATACTGATTCTATCATGAATGAGTTTATTGCAAAGAATAACAATCTTGCTGCGGTGATGGAAAAACTAAAGAAACGTTTTGATATTATGATTACCAGGGTTGGAGATGCTTTTGCACCTGTGGTAGAGAAATTGGGCAATTTCTTAATTCGGGTACTCGATATCTTTGGCAGATTTGTTTCAAGTCCATTCGGGAAGTTTGTGGTAAAACTTACCGGAGCAGTGGCTGTATTACTCGTTGGAGTGGGAGGCTTAGTTGTAGCAATGAACGCTGCAAGATTTATGGCTGGTAAAGCTGCCCTGGCTTTTGCACAAATGGGGCAGGCACAGATCGCTGCAGCGTTCGCTAATAAAGGTTTAATCGGGGGAATGAAGGCACTTGCAAAACAAGCCATTCAAACTATGATTACTATGGGTCCGATTGGATGGATTCTTCTGGCGGTCACCGGGGTTGTTTTATTATTCGTCAAATCCATACAGGCATTCAAAGATGTACTCAACGGGACAAAGGAACCGGCGACGGGATTCCTTGGTTTCCTGCAAAGGCTCGGAGGCATCCTGATGGGAATAGGTGCGATTTGGAAGTCTGCAAATTCGGAAGGTTTCAGCATGACACAGCAGATGCATGATGCCCTTGAGAAATTGGGCATACTCGATTTAGTTGTTTCCATTGGCACTTGGATCGTCCGGGTAAAAGAATTTTTCAAAGGTGTAGGGCAGGGAATTAAAGCAGCTTACAACGCTGTTATCAAACCTGTTGTCAATGCCATTAAAGCAGCTTTTACATTCCTCATGGATACACTTGCAAAGTGGGGGATCAACATCGGTAAAAATACCAGTGATGTTTCTAAGTGGGCCGAAGTGGGGAAAATTGTCGGTATTGTGATTATGGCAACACTTGTACCGGCTTTCATTGCCTTGGCTATTTCGGTAATCGCTGCAACTTGGCCCATCCTTCTTATTATCGGAGCAATCATCGGGATTATAGCAATCGTTAAAAACTGGTCAAAAATAATGGACTGGTTCGGTGAAATATGGCAACAAACCTGGGGATGGATAAAAGAGAAAGTCGGTCAATTTTGGGACTGGCTTACCGGCATACCAAAGAGGATGTTTAATTGGGGAGTTACCCTTATAAATAATTTAAAGGAGGGTATCGCCAGCGCATGGGCATCATTCAAATCATGGCTCGCCGGGTTGTGGGAAACACTTATGGCTCCCATTAAAGGGACTCTCAAGTTTCTGGGCCTAGGTGATGAGGGAGAAATAAATGTAAACGATAACCAGACAATTACCCAAAAACAAATGAGCAGTCCAATAGGACAATCCATCACCAAGGTTCAGGCTGCATCTGTTGAAAGTAATCAACCGGTTGTTTTTGACAAATCAACTCAGACAGAGGTCACAAAGAATTTTAATATTAAACTTGATTCCCGTGAAATTTCGCACGAAATTGAGTCAGTACAGGAAGAAAAATCTAACAGGCAGTAAACATGGGAATATTTGTTCCAACGGAAGTACGATTGAGGGATGTGTTGGTTAATCAACAGAGAATCCCTTTCAATGAAACGGAAGAAAAAGAGACAACCCCGAACCAGGGAGGTTTATCTTATAATTTCGGTACCACTGAACATCTGATTTATATACTTGAGGTTGAAACAGGGGAACGCCTGGAAGTTCAATTTGTACCGGAAAATGTGGCATTATCAAGGGAAGCGAATATAACCGAGATAATGGTTGTCTCAAGAAATAACCCTTTGCTTCATTATGTAAATGGGAAAAATACTCTCAGTACAACCCTTGAGTTTTATTCAGATGAACCTTCCCGGCAGGATGTTTATAGAAAGATCAGGTGGCTTGAGAGCCTTGCAATGAACGATGGATACCAAGGCAAAATAAGAACAATCCAGTTTCTATTCGGCAAAATGTTTGACAGGGATTACTGGAATTTACAATCTGTGCGTCCGGTACTTTCACATTTTGATGCTGAGAATGGCTTTTATCCTTTGAGGGCGACGGTGCAGATTAACCTCATTTTGGATACTGAAAAGAAAAATTTATTAATTTCTGATGTTCGGTTATAATGGCAACTATTGAATTAAAAAAATATGATCTCTATGGGAATGGCACTGTTGAAAACTTTGTCAACGGGGAGCAATACCTCATCCGGGATTTGATCATTTATGAAGGCAATGAGGAGGATCGTTTTCATACTGTAATGGAAACCGACACTATTACATATCTGGCGTGGCTCTATTATAAGGATATGATCGACAATGCCCCAAAATATTGGTGGGTAATTGCTGATGCCAATGAACTGGAAAATCCAATGGACTTGAGTGAATATATCGGAAGGGAAATTTTAGTTCCTGATATCAACCGTTTTTTATTAAACCAATAACATGGCAAAGGCTCCTTTCTATAAGATTTATACTGCCGAAAAGGAAACGGACATAACCGAATTTATATCAAATTTCCGGTTTGAAGATGTTGTGGATGAGGATAATCTTCTGGAATTAAGATGCAACCGTGCCAGTATTGATTTTGTTGATAGTTCAGAATTAGAAGTCGGTAAGGAACTGGTTTTTTTTTATGGATTCATTGGAGGCAAACAATCGGCAAAGCGCATCGCCAAAATAAAGGATTTCGATACAACATATACCGATTCAATCCAGCATGTAATTAAATGCACCGATCAGGGATTCGTCCTGAAAAAAAGAACTTCAATAATTATCTATGAAGAAAAAACATCATCGGAAATCGTTGCAGAAATAGCCCAAAAATTTAATTTCGAGACGGAGATAATAGATACTACCACCAAGTATACGATCCCTCAAGGTGGTAAAACCTATTATAATTTTATCAAGTATTTGGCAACTAAGGAAGGGCTCAAGTTTTATGTCAGGGACAATAAGATTTATTTTATAAACAGAGACCTCGCAAAAGAATCAAAGCGTGTATTTACTTATGGCGATCCCAATGGGACTGTTAATCGTTTTCGTCCACAGGTAAAGCAAAAGGATGGAAGCAGCAATACAGTCGGTGCATTCGGAATGGATACCGATACGAATTCCCTTTTAAAATTCTTTTCCAATGATGATAATACGAGCGAATCCGGGCTTGGGAAAAGATTTGTAAATTATGATGCGAATGGCAATCAACTTCAGGTTTCAGATTCCGACGGAGGCAGGCATATCGTAACCCCGGATAATAAACAATCGGAGGTAAAAAAGAAAACGGAAAGTATCAAAAATGATGCAATGCTTGATACTATGGAGGCAGAATTAGTTATCGAACTCGATCCGGATATTGAAACAGAAGAAATTATCACAATTGGAGGTGTCGCAAAGAAGCATGAAGGCAACTGGTATATTAAAAAAGTGACAAATGTGATAACCGGGTCCGGAGGGGTGACAACCTTGGACCTAAAAAAGAATGCAACCAATAAAACGGTTTCGAGCCAAAGCGGGGATGTTAAAAA